GCATTATTCCACGGACCTGTTGATAATTCTCAAACGGATGTAGGGTATGTGGTTAGTAGTAGACATTTCACTACTGATATGTTTGATGGATATCATTTAGCATTGTTGGGTGATATTCACAAAAGACAAACTATGATTTCGCCAAGCGGATGTAAAGTAGTTTATGCCGGTTCATTGGTACAACAAAATTTTGGTGAAAGTTTAAATGGACATGGATTTTTAGTTTGGGATGTGCCATCTTTGAAATACGAAGCAATTGATATTCCAAATGAATATGGTTATTATACATTAGATGTTGATAATGGTGTAGTTCCAATTGTAACGGATATGCCAAAGAAACCTCGTTTAAGAGTTCGTTTATCAAATACCGATACGGCTGATACAAAGAAAGTAATTACTGAAATTAAAATGAGATATGGGGTAGATGATTTCACAATTATCAGAACTGACTCATTTAATAAGCAAAAGACTGGAAACCGATTAAGTAAATTGGATTTTGAAGATGTAACCGATATCAATCATCAAAACACATTGATAAGAGATTATGTTCAAAGAATGATGCCATTTACAACTACTACCGACTTAGATGGATTGGAAGTAATCAATAGAGATATCAATAGTAGAATAACACAAGAGGAAGTACATAGAAATATTCATTGGAAACCTATTAAGTTTACATTCAGTAATATGTTTTCATATGGTGAAAAAAACAAAATTGATTTCCAAAAGATTGGAGGATTGATGGGGTTATTTGCGCCAAACGCAGCGGGTAAATCTTCTTTATTCGATGCTATTTCATTTTGTTTATACGATAAGAGTAGTAGAGCATTCAAAGCTCAAAACATTATGAATAATCGTAAATCTGATTTCGAATGTGAGCTACACTTCCAAGTTAATGGAATGGATTTCTTTATTAAAAGAACTGCTAGAACTATTAACAAAGGTAAGAACGTTAAAGTAGATGTACAATTTTGGAAAGAAGAAGGTGGAGTTACAACGTCTTTAAATGGTACGGAACGTAGAGATACAAACGCCGTAATTGAACAATATGTTGGTAAGTATGAAGATTTTGTATTGACCTCATTATCTTTACAAGGTAATAACTCAATCTTTATTGATAAATCACAATCGGAGAGAAAGGATTTATTAGCACAATTTATGGGATTGAATGTATTCGATAAATTATATGAAACCGCAACCGAAGATATTAAAGAAGTATCGGTACTTATCAAAAATTTTAAGAAAACCGACTTTACGACAGAGTTGGCTGAAAAGGGTTTAGAAAAGCAAACTAAGAAATCAGAACTAAGAGGTAAAGAAAAAGAATTAGAAACAAAAACAAATGATGTAGGAGATTTATCTAATAGAATATTGGGATTAACAAAAGAGTTGGTGCCAGTAGATGTTAATTTGGATTTAGAAAAATTAGAAAAGAAAAAGAATCAAATTGGATTTGATATTCTACACGTTCTTTCCGAAGAAAAAAGTAAGAATGGTAAATTGGATGAATATACTAAATCGATTACAGAAATATCCCAATCAATTGAAGAACATAAAATTATAAATGGTAAACCAATTGAGGATGCTAAAAGGGAATGGGATGAATATAAAAGTGAGATAAATGAAACCGAACATCAGATTCAATTATTAGAACAATCTTTGGAATCTAATAAAGAAAAACTTTCACATTTGGAACAACATGAATATGACCCAAATTGTAAGTTTTGTATGAATAACGTATTCGTAAAAGACGCATTGGAAACAAAATCTAAAGTTGAAGAGCAAGAAGATACGTTATCGGAATTAGGAAACAAACATCAATCATTAATCCAACAGGCATCTTATATTGCGGATGTGGAAGAACAATGGGATGAGTTAGTTGAGTTAAAATCTAAATATCAAAAAGCGATTGTAATTAAAGAAAAAACAATTGCTGAATTAAACGGATTCGAAACTCAAAAACAATTATATGATACTCAATTGGAGCAGGTAAATACCGATATCCAAAAGTATCACGATAATGAAGATACTATTAAACGTAACAAACAAATAGAATCCGTTATTGATGGGTTAAATAGAACTAAGGGTGAGATTGAATTAGAAATCAAATCTATTAACAAAGATATAGCTGGATTGAATGGCTCTATTTCTTCATTAGAATCGTTTATAGAAGGTATTAAATCTAAGATGAATGAAGTTAAGGATTTGGAAGAAAAGAACCGCCTATACACCTATTATTTAGATGCAGTTAAGCGTGATGGAGTTCCATACGAATTAATTTCTAAAGCAATGCCAGTTATTGAAAATGAAATCAATAATATCTTAGGACAGGTTGTTGATTTTAGTATTGTAATGGATATCGATGGTAAAAACATCAACGCAAAAATCGTTTACGAAGACCAAGAATGGCCTTTAGAGATGTGTAGTGGTATGGAGAAGTTTGTAAGTGGATTGGCTATTAGAGTAGCTCTAATTAACATATGTAATTTACCCCGCCCAAACTTCTTAGTTATCGATGAAGGATTTGGTACATTGGATGCAAACAACTTATCATCTTTATTTATGATGATGCAGTATTTGAAAACTCAATTTGATTTTATTTGGATGATTTCTCACTTAGAACAAATGAGAGATATCGTAGATGGATTAATAGAAATAAAAAAAGTAGATGGATTTAGTAAGATTGACTTTTAACCTTATCAGCTCTTAACACACTCGCTTGAGGTTTAGTAACACCAACGTGTTTTTTAATTAAATTTTCAACTAAACTCCCCATCTTAAACCCATGTTCTTCGCAATATTTTTTGAGAAGTTCGTGGGTTTCTTTTTTTATTTGCAACATAGAATATTTCATAACTTTATATTTCTTTAGTTTTTATTAGTTTTCTTTATATAAATATGAAGATAATATTTTTTTGAAATATTTATCATTGTAACTCAAAGATATACAATGGCAATTCTGAAGAAAACTCTTTTCGATGAAAGTTTAGAAACAATTAATGTTTTAGTAAACGATACTGACCCTAATAGTAAATATTTTAAAATAACAGAATTACCCGATACTTTTACGGGAGGTAAAAATGCATTCCTTATTCAAGGTTCACCGGAATTAGTTTCCGATACAATTGTAAAAATACAAATCAGAGATTCACAAGGTAAAATAATTTATCACGAACCCGGCGAAGGTATTCCTGAATATTTTGAAGGAACTTCTAAAGTTGTTGCGGTTTATATATACCCTGATACTGCGTTCGGTCCTTGTACAATAACAATATTAGGAGAATTAAGTGAGTATAGTTTTAATGGAGTTACAATACCTGTTCCTGAAAATTGGAAAGATACATATAACGTTAAGTGGGAAAAGCAAATAAATGTAAACCCAATATTAGCAAATACATCTAAGATAAGATTTTATCGTAGACCAAAAATTGATATAACGGAATCAATACTTCCGATTTATAATAGAAATGTAAGTAGATTAACAATATCTGGTTCACTAAATGGTACACCAATAGTACCATCATCTGGCGAAGATTATAGAACATTTAAAGGAGTTTCACGATACGAATTATCGCTGAATGGGTTATCTCAATTTTCCGAATCAATGGAAAGAGAGATTATAGAAATAACTGGCTCTGGTTTTAATAAAATATATTCACCAACCATAACCGATGTTACAACAAATAAAAAAGCATTTGTAGATGTACCATATTATGTAACGGGTTCATCTTTACCAAATTATTACTCGGTTACCGCATTTACATCGGCATCATACACAATGTCATACGATGCGGATGTAACACTAACCGATTCAGCAATCAATTCATCATTTGCTACCATAAACATTACCGATTTAGATACATTTAGTGGTGATGTAAACCGAATTAAAGTTTATGCTAGTTCTAAAAATGATTTAGGCGATTTTCAATTATTAGAAGATGTTCAATTAGAAAGTAATGAGTTATTATTAACATCATCTTTTGCAAATCAATTAAATGTTAGAACTGGTTTATTTACCAACGCTATATTATCATCGTTTTGGACATCATCGGCAATAGAATCGGATGTAAATCTTAGTGTTGATAATATAACTCTTTTAAAATCAGTATTATTAACACCACAAAGCGATTATAGTTCATCGGTTGGATTATTTAAGTTCTATAATAAAGAATCAATAAACTTCACAAAGAATACAGAATATCAATTAGATTTCACTCCATTATTATCTGCAGCAGCTGATACATTTGGTGGTATTGAGGTTTATATGAGTGGTTCTGCATTTACACCAGCCTCATTAACTACAAATTATGGTAAAAAGATTGGCGAACTAACTACAAATACTCAATTCAGAAAATACGATAAACAACAAATAAACTTTAAACCAGATGCCGATGGTGTTGGTAATTTGGTTTACGTTGTTAAAGGTGGAGTTTGGCATATTAGCGATATAAGTTTAAGAGCGGCACAAGAATCATCGTTTTCACCAAATGAAATTACATTAACTGTAAATGTGCCAGTTAAAATCAATAATGAAACATTTGATTTTAAATTTGAGTTATATGATATCAACAATAATTATGTTCCCGTTTTATTAGAGGAAGAATTTACCTTTACGGGTGGTAACGATGTTGATGTTAGAAGGGATTTACAATTAAACGTTTCGAATAATTCGTTTAACTTTTCAACGGCATCCATATTTCCACAATTAATAACAATTGATTTTACAAAAACAGGATTGACTGGGTCTGTTACATTTCAATCACAATCGGTTGATGTTAATGGTAATTTAATTACCGGAACACCAAAGCCGGGAACATTGGATTATGTAGATGTTGATACGAGAACACTATCTTTACCAAACTTCACAGGTTCTTCTGCTTTAGGAGTAACTGTTGGAGCAATTACATATACGGCTAGTTGTGAAGATGTTAATAGATACTTTACAATCTTTAGAATAGACCAAGGGGCACCTGCAAGATTGTTCTATGCTACGGCAGATAAAAATAACTTTGTATTTGACCCGGATGATAGATATAAATCTGATATTACCGATGATTATATTGATATTCGTTTGGTAAGACAAAATTTACCATCATTTGAAAGTGAAGGTTTTAATATAACATCGGGTTCGGAAGTGGGAACACCTCCACCATTACACGAAATAGAAAGTGTTGGAAATGCAACTGTTTATAGATTATTTGTAACATCATCTACTCACCAATATAGCGCAACACCAATTTCTGGAAGTGGTTATGTATATGATTTTGGACAATCACATTATGATTTTAAATACGATACTGTTGATGGAGATTTTACCTCATCCGTAACAATTGATGCGGTATTAAAAGGAGATAAAGGTAAAGGGTTAATAGCAACATCAGATGCAAATCAGTTTTTTTATAAGATGACTGATTTATCACCTATTCCATCTTCACAAACCATAACAATATTAGCAAAAAGATTAAACTTAGGAAGTTTAACAAATACTATAACTGTAACAAGCGGTAGTGGAGTTCCTGCTTTATCAGCACCAAACTATGAAGGAAATGGTGTTACATCTTATACAATTTCAGCTGGACAATCTTCAAATTACCAATATAGTACCGGAGTACAAACATACACATTTACGGCATATGATTTAAATGGTATCGCATATAATGATGAGGTTACACTATCATCGGTTATTGCAGAATCACAAATATCAGTAAACTTAACAAATGAAAACGCAACGTTGCCAGCTCGTTCAACAGGGTTTGTAGCAAGTGGTTCATTTGTTGTAACAAGTGGTTCGGTAAGTGTTAAAGTTGGTGGAGAGGATATTAGTAGAGAAGAAGGATTAAGTACAAATAATAGATTTGATGTAATTTCGGTTACAGGTACAAATTGTACACCAAATGGTGGGCAAGGTTCTAATCCATCGGATGCAACTTATGGAATTACATCATTAACCGCTGATAGTGGTTCATTAAGTTTAGTTGTTAGATATAAAGATGGTAGAGAAAGTACAACTGATATTACAAAAGTTGTAACTTATTCAAAAGCAAAAGATGGAGTTCCCAATGTTGTAGTAGCAGTTACACCACCGGCTCAAACGATAGAAGCTAATTCAAAAGGTAGTGGTTCTGCTACCCCTAATTCTCTTACAATAACCGCATTAGAAGGTAATACTACTAGGTTTTCATCTTTAGGAACACCAACATATACAAATGGATTAAGTGGAACTACATCTACAAACACCTTAACATTTACTTCAAACGCATCATCAATGTCTGCTGATACGGGGCAAGTAACAATTCCGGTAAACTATACGGATAGTGAAGGAACGAGTGGAACAAAAAATGTAGTAGCTACTATATCTAAAGCAAGAAAAGCCGTACCGAGTGTAAGAATATCTGCAACACCACAATCGCAAACTGTTGCAGCAAATGCAGCTGGTACACAAACCGGCGCATTAACGGATGTAACAATAAGTGCTTTAGAAGGAACTGATAGTATGTTTACATCAATGTCCTTCACTCCAGCAAATGCGGTTGGATTTTCAACTCTACCTACTGTTAGTGGAGCAACATTAACAATGACATCGGCAGTTATGAACACAGATGAAGCATCGGTAACATTGAATGTAATTCATACGAATAGTGAAGGTACTACGGGTCAAACACAAACAATAACAATACGAGCTTCTAAAATTAAGCAAGGAGAAAGTGGAGTAGTTGTAAATTTAAATCCATCATCTCAAATTGTAACAAGAAGCAATACCGGAACATATGGTACACCTAATACATTCGTAGTTAGTGTTACCGAAGGAGCAACAACATATACTTACGATGATGCATCTCCATATGGCGTTTCAACCTTTAGAATAACGAGTTTATCAGGTGGCACTAATAGTAATGGAACAATAACTCCAACTACACCAACAACTACTGCCGGTACAAATGTAACATTTAATGTTGTTTATGTTAATGCTGCTGGAACTGAAGCAACTGTTTCTCAAACACATAGAGTATCAGTTGCATTAGATGGACAGACAGGACCGGGTGTTGTATTTACAGGAGTTTGGGAAGCTAGTAGAGCATATCAATTTAGTACAGGCGCCGGAACTGGCCGCAGAGATGTTGTTCTTTGGAGTACAAATGGAAATGCACCATATGAAGTATATTATGCAGCAATTAGACAACATACATCGGCAACAGGAAACGTAGCAGATGGAGCACCACACCAAACATCGCAAACGGGTTGGGAAAATTTAGGTACACAAGATTTCTTTGTAGCTGCAAAAATTGGTTTATTTGAAGATTCATATGTACAAAGTACATTAAATATTGGTACGAATAATAATGGTGGAGTTTCATCTGCTAATATTACATTAGCCGGTGGAAGTACAAATCCGTATTTATCAATTGGACAATCAACGCAAGGATATGAGAATGATGGAATATTTTTAGGTAGAAATAGTAACGTTGCAAAATTTAGTATTGTAAATGGAACTACATCATTCTTAAAATGGACAGGAACGGCTTTAGAAATAAAAGGTTCACTAAACTTTACAAACCAAGCGGATGTTAATTTAACCGGATTTGGTGGATACACTACTTTATCAGGAAGTGTTAATACTGCACAATTAACCGCAAATTCAGCTGGAACTACTGCTACTAATGCAAGTGCATCCGCAGCAACTGCGCAAGGTACTGCAAATAGTGCAGCAACCGCTGCATCAAACGCAGCAACCGCAGCATCAAATGCTCAAAATAGCGCTACAACAGCTATCAACAATTTACAAGCGGTTGTTAATGGTAATTCTACTTTAACGGGTACTTTTATTAATGATAGTTTTATATATTCCCCGGCAATTGCTGGTAATGCTGGATATTTTGATGAAATATTTAGAGTAGGACCAAATGGTATTACTTTAAATGGAACTAATAAAAGTATTTATGTAGGTTCTGGAAATTATAATAATGCAGATACACCATTTTATTTTAAATCGGGTTCAGTAAACGTATTTTCATTAGGAAATAAATTATCGTTTAATGGAAATTCTTTATTAGTATCTGGTCTTATTTCGGGTTCTGCTATTGAAGGAGGTACGATTACCGGAGGTAGTATATTGGGTTCAACTTTGGTTGGTGGTTCTATAAGCGTACCAAACTCCACATCTCCATTGTTTGAAGTAAACTCAAGTGGTATAATGACTGCAACTAATGCAAATATTAGTGGAGAAATAACAGCAACATCTGGAAAATTAGGAAATTGGATAGTTGATGCCCCGGCTGCCGGTGGTTCTTTGAAAGATAGTACCGGTAGAATTGTTTTAAATCCGACTGATAAACGAATATCAATGTTCAATACATCGGGTGAGTTGAAAGCTCAAATAAACGCAGATGATACTCTATCTCAAATTGGAGCAGGTAACATTTATGTATCTGGTATTGGAAATTCAACAAGCGCTCCTTCGGGCCCTACTTCAGATGCAGGAAGTTTAACGGAGGTTATTGGAACTCCTGTTTATAGTACTGGGGCAACGTTTTCTATACCAACCTCTGGAGAATATCAATTATCCGATTTATTTAGTACATATTCACCACCACCAACAATAAATTTAGCAAGTAAAATATCTTCACTGGGTTCAGTAAGTGTAAGTACAGGTAATCCATATGGTTATATTACTCCATCTTATCCGGGTGATTATTATTCATCAACCGCATATGGTAGGTCTATTAATCAAGTTCTATATTTTGTTATAGAAAATAATTCTACCGGAGTTGAAATTGCAGCAATTCAAATTGCAACTGCAAACGCAAGAGGTTCATACTCGCTTAGTAATTCTTATTATGCAACCGGTACTTCAAACACATCTTGGCAATACACTTCGGGGTATTCCTCCGCCGGTAACTCTTGGTCAAGTACTACCGCCCCACCAATTACATCGGTTGTGAATTTCCCATCAGCAGGAACATATCGAGTTAGATATAAATCGGTAATGAGTGCACAAAGTGGATATCAATATTATTTAGATGGTACTTCTGAAACTGGTGCTTATACTTATTTTACTGTTTCTGGTGTTGGTGGAGTTGCATTAAGTTCGCTTTACGGAGCTGTAAATTTTAATAAGCCAGCAAACTTTATCGAAATGTCGGGTGGAGGATTTCAAGCGGTTACAAACTCCGACCAATTTGTTAAAATAAATAGAGAGAATGTTGCAGGAAATTATGGCGTAACACTTTTACAAGTAGAGGGTGGAAGAACAGTATTGAATCAAGATATAGAAACCGATACAGTATTATATTCTTCAGGAAGAAGTACATTTATTGGAAGAATTGATTTAGGAAGTAGTTTTTATAGCGGAAACTTTAATGATGCAATTGGAACAAATCCAAAAATACCATATATGGCCGGAATGGTTCAACAAACTTATTCTTTTGTAAGTCCCGGCACAGTAGCAACTCCTGAAAATTTAGCTTATTATATATCCCAAGGTAATATGCAACATTGGCTATATTATAGTAGTGCTACTAGTAGATATTATGCACTACCAAACCAACTTAGTACGGGCGCATACGAACCCGTAGGTAATAGCGCAACAAATTTACCATTGGGTACTACTTTGTTTCTATTCAACAAAAATGATGCACAATCCGTTTTTGTTAGAGGACTTTTACCAGGCAGTACAGGTGATGGATTTTATGAATTACCTGGCGGAACGGGAATAATTGTGGTATATATTGGTTCTTCGTCTGTAGATGGACCATCAATGGATTATAAATGGATTATTTATTCTTCTTTTGATAATACTTGGTAAAACTAAAAAATTATGAACAATATTTACAAATTTAATTACGTTTACGAATCTGGCTCATTATTAGAATGGCCGGTAAACGAACAACAAATTGAAAAAAGAATAGAAACCGGTAGTACTGAATTTAATTCAGAATTGTTAGAATCTTATGGATATTATGAACTAAATAAACTCACACCCATATCCCATTCCGAAGAGGAAACTTATGATATGGATGCTACTCCACATAAAAGCGGTTCTTCTTATTATTTAGGATATACTATTAGAAAAAAAACAGAAGAAGAATTGGATACTCATTATAAACATCAATGGATTACAATTAGAACAAAAAGACTAAAACTATTACAAGAAACCGATTATATGGGTAATAGTGATTATCCAATTACAAATGAGTGGAGAGAATATAGACAGTCTTTAAGAGATATAACCGAACAAAGTAATCCGTTTAATATTATTTGGCCAAATAAACCCGAATAAAATGACAGAATTAAAAATGATAATAGAAGATTCTAATTCATTTTTTATCGAACAAACTTTAAAAAACGAAAGAGATTTTTTTGATATAAGATTACAAGATGAGTTAGATTTGTATATAAATGAATATATAAAAAATTTTAATAAAGAAAATTTTAAAGATGGAATATATCTAAATTCTATTAAAGTTTATTATAATGATACTTTAGTTAGAAATGTACAAAAAAATTAAAAGTTTATGATAGTATTCATAACAACAGGTTATAATGAAAATGTTATAGGTGGTTCGGATGTATGGGTTTCCAATTTTATAGATAACATATTTCCTTTAATTAAAGAACCATTTGCTTTATTAGTAGATGGCAGACCTCTTATAAATCGTAAAGAAAATTTCTATAAGTTATACACATTTGAAAATGATGGAAAAGTAGATGCCTTATTGGATTCTTGTGATAAAATAGTTTTCTTACATCATTCCTACAAACCAAATCCTATAATCAAAAAGTATCTACACAAAACTCACACAACCTTTGTTCATGCTTTTATTCCTGATATGTTGGGTTTGAATTCTGATTATGAAAACATAATGACTAAAGTAGATTGGGAATGGCAAAAGGAAATATTAGATAATTCTGATAATATAATTTGGATTGGATATGAAAACGATACTATACATAAAAGTTATTCACACGTTATTAACATTACAAATTATTATGAATGGAAAGAAAGCAAACCATTTTTAGGAATCATAACCAATAAAGTGGGATATGCGGCGAGATGTGAAACACGAAAGAATGCACATTATTTGGATTACATCCCATCAATTATATTTTCAAACAAATATGATTATAAACGAATGTTAGAAAGTTCGAATACAAATTCAGATTATCATAGATTCATAGAATTTGATTATAGGTTTCATAAAAAGTTTTTTGAAAGTAATTTTCAGATATTTCACGGATGTTATGAAAAAGAGCCATTTGGATACGCAATCTTTGATGCGGTCGATAATGGTAAAATTCCAATTATACATACCGAATGGATGAAGCACATTAATTACAAATATAGAGCAAATAGTAAAAGAGAATTTCATCAAAGATATTTAAAAATATTAGAAGATGATTTCAATACTATAAATTTAGAATTTTCTAAATTAAGAGATGGATTAACCGAATACACTAATAAACAAAACTGGGTTACTGAAATATGCAAAGTCTTATCAATTTAAATGTAGTAAAAGATTATATAACTAATAATCATCAAATAAATGAAGATGGTAACGTTATTAGAACTCCTGTCAATTATCGTTGGACACATGGTGCAACCGATTTACACTTAGGTGATGGGTTGTTGGTATATTCTTTCATTCAATTTATTAGAGCAAAAATATGCGTATGTATTGGAACGGGAGGTGGATTTATACCACGTCTTATGACACAATCACGATATGATTTATGGGAGCAGGGTATTTTTGAAGGAAAAAATACAAACGAATGGGGAGATATTGGAACTACAATTATCGTAGATGCGGCTAATGGTATAGGTGGATATACGGATTGGACTGATGAGAATTCTTTTTTAAGAACACATTTTCAACCCCAAGTAATTTTAGAAACATCCGAAAGAGCATTCTATGATTATTTTGTAAGACAAGATATTAAAATTGATTATCTACACATCGATGGCGACCATTCATATGAGGGAGTTAAAACAGATTTTGAACTATATTCACAAATAATGTCAGAAAACGGAATTATTACAATTCACGATATAGACCAAAAATACCAAGACACATTGATTATTGCAGAAGAAGCTAAAAAAGATTTTGTTCCATTTGATGGCCCTGCTAAATTTATTAAAGAATTAGAAAAAAATAATGATTGGAATTTGGTAAATTTAAAAAATTTTCGTATGTTTACATCTAAAACCACAAGTACTGGTTTAACAGTATTGACCAAAAAATAATATATATATAAACGAAGACAATAAGTTATGGTTAAACCAAAATTGGTAACAGTTACAGGACACCGCACCAATACATTACGACATCAATTGAATCACTATAAAGATATAGTGAGCGATATATTCGTTGTGGTATATGAAAACTCCGAAACAAATAAGAAAATAGAATTTGAGATAGCAGATATTTGTGCCGATTTTGGATTAAAAATTCACAAAGTAAAAACTCACAAACCATTTGATTGGGAAATGGTTACAAATCTATACAATGAAACTAAAATGCTATTCCCAAATGATTGGTGGGTTGTAGCAGATGATGATGAATTTCAATTGTATTCAAAACCAATATCAGAAATAATAACCGATTGTGATATAAATGGATGGAAATTCGTAACTGGTGGATTTATAGATAGAATTGGTATTGATGGTGATTTTCCATCAATAGATGATGATACTAATATTTGGAAAGAGTTCCCAATGGCTGGATTTTTTAGACAACCAATGAGTGGAGCTTGTCCAAATAAAGTTACCTTATGCAAAGGTAATGTTCAAATATCAAACGGACAACATTATGCTATTATTGATGGTGAAACTACTTGGAAGTGGAGAGGTTGGAATCATCCGCTAAGATACCCGGTTGATAAAAATTTCACACAAGTACACCATTTTAAATGGGATTCAACAGTAAGAAGAAGATTAAAAGCAGTTGCAGATATTAATACACAATATTCATATTCAGATGAATATAAGAAAATGTATGAATCTCTAAAAGAGAATAAATTTATAATAGATATTTCTAATAAAGAGTATATGTTTGAAGAGTGTATAACTCCAAACTATGAAAACTATAAAAACTGGAATCATTTAAGTAAAAAAATAATAAGTTTATAATGAAAGGTGCTGAAAATAAAAAATTAGCCATAATTGTACCATACACCGAAAATAGGTTGGATGATATGTATAAATTTTCTGGCCATATGGAATACTTTTTAGAAGATAAGATGGATTATACTATTCATTTTATGAATCAAAAATATGCAGATTTATATTTTAATTATGGTAAATTATGTAACATCGGATTCGATTTAGCAAAAGATGATAATGATTATTTTATATTTCACGATATTGATGTTTTACCGAAAGATGAAAGATGTGATTATTGGTATTCAGATAAACCAACGCATTTATGTTCAAATTTAAGACCTTATGCTGATTGGATTGGAGGAGCATTTAAAATAAATAAACAGCAATTCCAAAAAATTAATGGATTTAGTAATGATTATTGGGGTGGAGCATTTCATTGGAATGATTTACATTATCGATTAAATAAAAAAGGATACCTAACTCTCAATAAGTTCTTTACTAAAAACTTATATAAACCTCATATGCTAACAGATAGTAAGTTAGCTAATAGAGAAATTAAAAAAACAATATATCCATTGTTGTGTAGCGATAATACATGTGGTGTAATCAAATCCAATAAAGTTACCAATTTAACATTTAATGATTCATTTACAATATCGGTAAATGCATATATAAATGATGACCAAATTCAAAATGCCTGCATTGTTGGAAAAAAAGGATATGATATTGGATTGTTTGTAATGAAGAATGAAGCCATAGTTGCTCAAATTTGGAATGATAAAAAAGAATTACATCAAATATGGCTTCCACATAGAAACTATTGTAACGAATGGGTTAATATTGGATTAACCGTCGATTTAAATAATTCGGAAATGATTTTATATTTAAATGGAAAAGATGTTAGTAGAGTAAATATATCACCAAATATATTTGATACATCAATGAGTGATGTTTGGGTTGGTAGTTTAGAATATAAAAACAATTTAAGAGGAAAAATATCAGAACTACTAATATTTGATTACGCACTAAAAGAATCAGAAATTCAAAAAATATATGTAGATGGGTACAAAGAAAAAAGTACAACGTTTGAACCTGTAATCAACATACCATTTGATAAAAGATTCGGAGATTTCTATGTAGATATTTCTAAGAAATCAAAAAGTAATTTAAGGGGAATATCGACCGGATTAATTTCAGAGATAAAACAAGAAGATATAAACGTATCGTATAAATTTCCAATGCCCGAAGAATCCCCAGGATATTTTGAAATTTTGGAAAATTCAAAAAAATTCCTTAAATTAGAGAATTATAAGTGGGATGAAAAAGATGAAAACTTTATAGAGAATGAAAGTATATTCTTTTATGAAATTGCATCTGGCGTATTAAATACTGATAATTTTGGGTTAAATACTTTATCGTATGACCTAAAGGAAACTAAAAAAATAAAAGAAAACATATTCATACATTCAATTAAAATTTAATAATATGGCTACAAGTAAAAACGAAAATGTAAAACAAGAACAAACACAGCAACCTACCAATTTAGAATTAGTTGTGTTAGAAACCAGAAAAGTGAAAGCAATGGAAAAGATTGCAAATTCATTAGATGCTTTAACTATTTGGTTTGAAGAAATCGATAAAAAAGATTGGAGTGAGAGAATTGCATACTATTTGTATGAGTTTCACAATTTAGCAAAAGCTAAAAATAATGGCGGAGATGAAGATGCAACAGAAGCAACTCAATCCGAATCAAATCCAATGCCTGTTAGAAAGGTAAGACCAAAAAAAGATATAGAAACAGTCTAAATTAAAATATGAAATTAGGAATTATAGTTCCATATAGAGATAGGCAAGAACATTTGGAAAAATTTATAAAACAAATACCTTCCTATCTTTCGAACAATGATATAGAATACGAATTAATAGTCGTAGAGCAATCTGATAAAAAACCATTTAATAGAGGAAAACTATTAAATATAGGCTTTTTAGAAGCTAAAAAATTAGATTGTAATTACGTTGTATTTCACGATGTGGATATGATTCCGATTGATGTCGATTATTCATATTCAGATATACCACTACATCTTGCTACCGAATTTGAATTAGAAAATGATAAATCAAAAAATTTATCATTTGAAGATTATTTTGGTGGTGTAACTATGTTTTCAAATGAAGCATTTGAAAAAATAAATGGTTATTCTAATTTATATTGGGGATGGGG